AAGAGTGCAAAAGCCACCATCTTATCAGCTGCCGATAGTTTTTTATTATAAATAATAATCTTAAATAGCTTCCACTTTTCCAACATAAATTAACTAAATAAAAATTTTTCTATTTTTTTAATTAAATGTGTAGGTTTTTTAGCCAGCAAGTTACTAACAACAGCAAGATGTTTTCTATTCATAGCTCTTGCAATACTAGATTTATTTTTTGTTAAATACCTTATGGATAAATGTACAAAATCTGTTCTTGCAGCAACAAGACTTTTTAATTTATTCTCACTTAAAAATTCTTTGTATGATACACCATGACAAACACACACTGCCAATATTAATCCATTTAATGTTTTAAAAGATTTAGGATTTACAACTATCCTTGGTTCATTTGACGTTATAGGTTTTTCGGTAAGTACAGCATTGCTGTCGTGATTATATTTTCTTTCTGGTTTGAATACCTGAAGTATATTTTTTATTTCAATTATTTCATGTTCAGTTAATTTTTCACTCATATCTTTCTCTCTCTTTTAATTATTACATCGGTTTGGAATTGTTCTTTGTCACCATGTAAAGTCAATCTGTATCGTTCTTTTATACAAGCCTTTGGAATATAAATCTCACTACCTTTTTCTTTGTCATTGAGATCTACACCTCTGCTACGAAACAAAATAAATTCATCTTTATCATTAGGATTTTCCATCATCCAACCGACATCAACATTGACAGATGCCTTACCATCAAACTCTGTCTTCCAGGAACGATCACCCTCTGTCGGATCTTTCCAAATAATAACCCAACACTCCTCTGCAAGCAGCTTTGCAATCGACATGTAATCCATTTTTTTGTATTTATCAGAACCCAAAAAGATTTGTAGACAGAAACATTAGAGTAACTTTAGAGAATATTATTCTTCTACACAGAACTTACACAGAATTTCAACAGCATTTTTTGCATTTTTGCAGAAAATAATTCTTCAAATCTCTAAATGTATTTATTATATGCGATTTATGTTGACCAATATACCACCGTATTTTCTATCTAGGGGGTTAGATCATTTCTCCCCATCCCAAGGTGTAATGCCTATAGATCAGTATGTATATAAGTACCTTAAATGCGATCAAACTAAGAGAAGAAAATTTAAAATAGCATCACCAATGCAGTGCGGAAACATTGTAGGTGACACAGTTGCTGCCAGACTAACAGGCAGAGTAGATCCTCTAATTTTTTATGATAATTTTAAAGAATGGAATGATGTTAGAGATGAACAACAATGGAATTATGAAAAAGAAATAATAAAAGCGACAGTTAAAAATGCCATGAGAGGTTTAGAAATATTAGGCATCAAGCCAGGAGATAAAATGGTTTTTGAAAACTATGTAAACTATGCTCATGATGACCTGGTACTACCAATCATCGGTAGAACTGACATACAAACACCAGATAAAATAATTGAACTTAAAACAACCTGGTCAAGAAGATACAAAGATAAGAAAGATGGATCACCCAGCTTTGGTATCAAACCATTGCCACAATATCCAATGACAAATCATTTAATGCAATCATCATTCTATCATTTTGCAACAAAGAAACCGACATGGATTTTACATGTAAATGGAAAAGAAGAAGACGGTATGATGATCCATGAAATTGCAACACACAAATACAAAGAAGCATTCCATAATTTAATATCAATGCTGAAAGCTAAACAAGAGATTGCCAAATTTGAAAACCCAGAGAAACTAATTCAACCAGACTTTACAACTATTGGGTGGAAGATTGGTGATACATACTTAAACGAAGCGAAGGAGATATATGGATATAAAGATGCTTAACGATACTCTGCGTGCTGCTATAGCAGAGGTTAAAGGATTAGATCCTGAAAAAAATAAAGATGATGTTATTGAAATGCGACCAGGTAAATTTTATGCAACGGTCAAAATTCGTAACGATATTTTCAGGAGATACTTTGGCATGGATGCTGGTTACACTTCTACTTATGAATTAGTGCAGCCATACTCATACAAAGTATTACGAGGAGGAAAGGAAACAACAATGTACTTTCCTGGATCAGTCATTTGTAAAACAGAAGTGTTTTATAAAAACAAGTTCTTGGCTACTGGAATAGCCGAGGAGGTGAGAGGATCAAACAAAGTCAACATGACTTCTGCTGTTGAGAATGCACAGACATCTTCACTTGGTAGAGCTTTAGCTTGTATTGGTTTGACATCACATGAGTTTGCATCTGCTGATGAGATGCAAGGAGTAAAGAGGAAAGGAGAAAACAATGACATAGCTAACGATGATAAGCAACCAGAATTTGGAGCTGACAGTAAAACAAATAAATCCTTAAATGTAAATATAGATCTACGTCAGCTCATTCTGGGTGCAAAACATCTAGGTGACTTAAATAAAATATTAACAAGCCACAGTGACGTTATTGAAAAAGACAAGGAGCTCAAAGAGCTTTTTGCAAAAGAGAAAAAAAGAATGGAGGATGGATTACCAAAAACAACCGATGACGAGGAGGCATGGTATGGATAAACCATTTGAAGAAAAGCCAGGTAAAGGAAAATTATTTACCAACAAAAATAAAGAAGCCAATGGTGATAAGCACGATTGGTTTGGAAGTATTCGTATACCGTTTGATGTTGAAGCTGGAGAAACTATCAGCATCAACGCATACAAAAACGAAAGTCAATCTGGTACCAAATACATTGGTATTCAAGTCAAAGACAGGAAGGAGCCAGATCTAAAATAATGCACTACAATGAAAGTACAGACATGTTAGTGGAAGCTGCTGATCTCATTACAGAAGATCGCAAACAATATTATGGTGACTTTAAAAGAAACCATGAAAACATTGCGAGCATGTGGAGTATTATTTTAGGAACTAAAGTCAGTGCATACCAGGTGTGCAAGTGTATGGCAGCAGTTAAGCTGTGTCGTGCATCAACTCCTGGTGTGTATGTGAGAGATAATTATGTGGATGCAGCAGCCTATACAGTTATGGCTGGAGCATTACATGCAGATAAGAATGGAGATATACATGACAAAGGCACAAGCTGAAGTATTAAAAGTAATACAAAAGTTTTGGAATGAACATGGCTATTCTCCATCGTTTGCAGAACTACAGTCTATCCTTGGTTATAAAACTTTGTCAGCTGTACACAAACATTGCATGCAGTTGAAGAAACGAGGTTATATTAATCATGAGGTTGATAGTCGTAGATCTATTGAACTTACAGATAAGGGGATGAAATATGCTGCCTAATATAAATTTCGTCTTGGTAGACGATATAAAATCCTTGGAAATTGAAAATAAAAAAAAAGAAAAAAAATTATCCGAGGAGTGTGCAGAGAGACTACGCAAAAGAAATTGTGGCGAAGAAGAATTAACATTTTTAAATAAAAAGGTGTTAGTTCTCTCTCTGTACAATAATTAAAATGAAACCAGAGTTAATGATAGTAGTTATCTATCTGGGTGTCATGATGCTGTGTCTTCCACACTGGTTATAATCAGTGCCTAGAAAAATATATCACAGCAGAGGATCAGAATTTAATGAATGGCATCGGCAATATTCAGGTATTGCCGCTGTCGACATTGACCTCGTACCATGCTGCAAAGACTGCTACGAACCTTTATGTTTAATTGAACACGCATTTGATAAAGGTCAAACACATAAGACCTGTTCAGTCACAATTAAACTAGCAAAAAGATCTCGTATTCCAGCCTGGTTAATCTTTTACAATGTTCCTGTTACAAAGTTAAGGGTGCAAAAACTTTCTCCTGTTCTCGGTGAATTAAAGAGTGTTTCACCATATACTTTTGTAAGATACTTAAAAAAACTACAAAGTAGTTGTTCAGTTTGTAATGGTTTGAAAACCATAGCACGACCATAGCAAGCAATTTTATCCACAGAAAATATAACTGTTTATCGGTTTTCAAGACCGTCACACATCTAAGTATACCTTGATTATTTGGCAGAAAACCGTAACTTTTACAGTACATACTCTAATGATATGCCAACATTATGCTATTGCAATCCGTAGCAAAACCATAGCAAGGTCTTGTCAAATCATGGCAGAATGCTTATATAAAATAGAATAAAAGGAGAATGAATAATGTCTATTGTTCACTATGATTTTAACATAAATATGAAAACAGAAGAAGAAGCAAGAGATGCATTTTATAATTTAATAAATGATGATCCAGATTTCCAAGCACAATGGGGTTATGGTGAGGATGCTTTTTACGAATGGTGTTCTGTATGGGATGATACAAAACACATAAAGAAAGGATAATTATGAATATAAGACCTTGTACTAACCACGGTAAAAAGATGTTTAAAGTTACCGTACCCAATGGTGTATATCCTAATGGTAAGATTAAGTATGCAACATTGTTTCGTAAAACTAGAACTGAATGCAAAGAAGCTGCTAGATCTTTTAACCAGGAAGCAGATACTGCATTAAAAAATATTGGCACTCACAGTTTAGGTGATGTGCATATTAGATTGCAAAAAGATTGGGATCTAAAAGTTTTGAACAAAGAAGAAAATCCACTTGCAAAAGATGGTATCAAACAATCAACTAAAAATAGATATGAAGATGATATTAAATCTTTGTTTAGTGTCTTACCTTATGGAAAAGATACTGCTTTAAAAATTATTAATAAAGATTGGTACGATACATTTTTGAATGACATGAGAACTAAATATAATTTTTCTAAACGTCAGTCTAAACATGTTCGTGCAATGTTAAATAATTTATTAGAAAAAGCAGAACAACTTGATTGGATTGTTTCACCTCATCATTCTTTTAAAAAGTATACGATTGATTATACTCCAAAGCATGTAAAATCTATGACTGATAAACAAGCAAAAAGATTATACGATGAATTAGAACAATCTTTTTATTTTGGTCATCAATCTAATTCACATGGTCACTATGGTCATAACTCAGGTGACGAACCAAAGTTATGTGAGAGTGCTTTCTTAATGATGATCCAGTATTCAACTGGTATTCGCTGGGGAGAAGCTGCTGCTTTATGTGTAGAAGATTTTGATTGGAATAACTTCACTGTAAAAATAAATAAAAGCAGAGATTATAGAGATAGATCTGTAAGTGTAACTAAAGCTGCACACCTAAGAGTTGAGGATGCAAACGAAGGTGAAAGGATTGTACCTATATCAAGTAAGTTAATGAAACCTTTTGCAAAATACGTTGTTAAAAACGTAGATAAAAATAGTCAACTATTTACTGTGTCTTATACTAGGTGTTTGGAATTGTTACATGAAAAATGTAAGAAGGTAAGAATACCTGATGATATTGTTGATACTAAAATGTTTAGAAGATTTATAATATCTCAATGGCAAAAGATGGGTGTTGATCCAAAGACGATCGCGATCCGTGTTGGTCACAATGATACTGTAACACAAAATGGTTACGGTACATTTAGTGATCCAAATGCTGTATCAGATATTAAGAGATTGGAAGCTGCCATTTACTAATGGCGGAGAGGGTGGGATTTGAACCCACGAACCGCTTGCACGATTGGTAGTTTTCAAGACTACTGCATTCAACCACTCTGCCACCTCTCCTTCTCAGGGGAGGTTACTATATGATTCTAACTAAAACGTCTATACTTGGCAGTTTTCTTAGCAATTCGTTTGGGTTGTTTGGAAACTTGTTTACCTTTTCTTTTAGCTTTTCTTTTAGCTCTAGTAGATGCAGCATATTCTGCTGGAGATAGAGCTTTGATTGCAGCCGAGGGGAGATACCTTTCACCAGTAACAGATGATTTCTTTCCTGACTTGGTTCTCCATTTTTGTTTACCCCAGGCTTTCAGACTACGTTGACTTTTTTTTAAAGCCATTTATTTTCCCACTAGCTTTTTGGCTTTCTTATGTGCAGCTGAAAACGATTTTCCAGCACGCATTTCTTTTCGCATCATAGCCATGTGCTTTTTACTATGATGCACAGAATGTTTTTTTAAAGTATCTTTCTGTTTTTTAGTAAGTTCTTTTTTCTTTGCCATTATTTATATCCTCCACCTTTTTTCTTGTACAGTCTAGCAAGAGCTTGTGCTTTTCTAGCTGACCACTTGCCAGCAGCTGTACCATAACTAGCTGATGCTTTTATTCTGTTGAATAATTTTTTACGCATACCTGGTTTAGTATAGTTGCCAGCTTTATTAACAGTGGATTTCTTTTTTTTCATTCTAGTATTTCATTTTACCTTTTGGTTTCTTACCAGCTTTCTTCATAGACATAGCAGTTGCTGCTTGTTTCTTAGCTTTCTTAGATTTTTTTTTCATTTTACCAGGCATTACTTTTCTCCTTTTGTATATGGGTTGGCTTCGCAATCCCAGCACATCCAGGATGGTTCGACACCAAGCACCAATTCTTTTGTACAATCTTTGCATTGTTTGTTATTTTGTTTCATCTCCAAAAACTTTTCGTGTGGGGATCTCGCAACTTGAGGAGGATGAATATTCATTAACTCAAAGTATTGCTGCTCTTTAAGTTTTCTTTTTATGTTTTTGTGCAAATTTTCTCGCACTTTCTTTGTTACGAAATCCCCATCGTTTCAGTGCTTTAGCGAGCCTGGTCGGTCTGCCTTTCTTATCTTTAAGACTACCCTTAATTCCAGAAAAACGAGCAGCGAAACTAACTCTCCGTTTAAAATCTTTCGAGCCAGCTTTTGCTTTTCGAACAGGTGCTTTGACACCAAACTTTTTTCTACCAGCAGCATTCAATCCACCTTTAGGATTTTGAAACCTCTTTGCTACCATGTATTAGAATATCCAATTAATAATAATTAAAATAATAATTACAGCAATGGCAGAGAAAAAGATTTTACCTCTTTTACTTAAACCATTCCACATATCTTTCATTGCTTGCATTTTAATCTCCCTATTTTTTTCTATTCATAAATGCCTTTGCACCACGCAAAGAAAATACACTTGCTATCATTGCACTGACCGCAGCCTTGTACCAAGTCGGACATTTTTCTAATGCTTCAAAACCTCTTGAAACTATATCTTCGCAACCAGGAATAAATGCTAATACCAAAGGTATTGAAAATAAAAATGTTAGCCACTCATCTTTGTAACTATCTTTGTTTCCTTTAATAGCTTCAATATCAAAATCTATTTCACCCTTAATTTGTTTATTTAAAATATCTGTCTTAGCTTTTATTTCCGTAAGTTTGTTTTCTGCTTTAGCTTTCTTTGTTTCTAAATAACCAGATACAACTTGTGATCCTAAACCAACTAATAAATTAAGCATTACGCATCTCCTCTACCAATGGATCATATCGTGAAGTAAGCTGTCTATATAACTTACTATCTTTTAATTGTTCCGCAGCTTCGTGCCAGTCTTGTTCCTGGATTGCTGCCTTCATATTTTTAAAACCGTTAAGCCTTGGCTCACCAATATTGAATGCTACTTCTATTATTATAGATCTAACAATATCAGGAACATCAACATTGCCAATAAATTTATTAGCAGTTTCACTTGCAACTTCAAAGTCTTCTTGAAACACACGTTCTGCATCATCCATTTTATATGTTTTACCTGGTTCCCAAGGATCAGATGGTACACACAGATGACCATAAAATATTGTTGGTGCTGCTGCACCTAGTATTGGATCATCATATATTTTTAGTACGCATCCTTCATGTTGTTTGATACGTTCTATTGTTTTATTTAAACTTGCACTCTCCATTTTTGAAGACATATAATATTTTCACTCCTAAAATTTTTTGGTAATCACTAAGTTTTCTACTTATGACTGTACCAGGTTTCCAAGTTTTACGAATAGATGCAGACTTTACATCTACTTTTAAAACTTCTCCGTTGTCTTTATTGACTGCAACAAAATCTATTGGATCATTATCTCTTGTTCTCCAATATATATTATAACCTTGTTTGATTAACCATTTGGCAGCTGTAAACTCAGATGCCATACCAGTTGCAATTTTTTTTTCGTGTGGGATCATCCCACCATTAGCATGCGTACCAGTATAAGTAATTCTGTAATGATAAAAAATGTAACAGCTATTAAGATTTTATTTATATTAGAAATCTTTTGATCCAGGTGTACGAGGTGATTGTCTTTAATTAGTTTAACTTCTTGTGCAATCAGTGCAACATCCTTATCTAGCTTATTTATCTTATCATTCTGTGTTTGTCGTGGCATAAGTTTGCTCCATTAAAGTTTGACATTTAAAAACAATACTCACTTCTCTCTCTTGTAAGTCTTCGTGCATGTAACTTACTATGTTATCAACTGCAAAGTTACACTGTGTAAAATCTTGGAAGGTAGTAGGCACTTCACTTCTAAAACAAAGTGTCTGATCAAACTCTCCAATATTTATAAAACAAATGGCAGCAAATATTTTAAACATTATTTATTCCATTTCTCTTTTGATTTTAAACTCCATTTTTTAAATTGTTCTTTTGTAACTTCTTTATCTACAAGAACAGCACCATCTGGTATTTCGTTATATAATTTTATAACTTCGCCATCTTTTATTTCAACAATAGCTTCGCCACAGAAAGCATCTTTTTTAAATTCACTATCTCTTGAAAGTAATCTTTTTTCTTTTAAGCACTCTGATATAGAAGGCATTGGAATATATTGTGTTAATCTATCTTCAGTATCATTCATGTTTCCAAATAAAAACATAACGATTATACTAATTACTTCCATTTGCTCTTACCTTATCTTTTAAATCCTCAACATCTTTTTGTAGTTTAGATACCTGGTCTTTTAAGAAATCTATATTGACACGATTGTTCATCATGCTTTCCATTTCTTTTTGT